AAAAGTTTGGAATGTAACGGGAGCGTCTAACCTTGAGGAATTAAGGGATCGCACATCAAAACAAATTTTAAGAAGACTTAAAGAAGAAGTTTTGGATTTACCTGACAAGATTATCGCACCTGTTTACTTAAGGTTGAAATCTAAAGAATATGAAAACTTAATGGGTGAGTATTTTGATTGGTACGATAAAAACCCTAACGAATCATCCTCTCTTACCGTTCAGTTTTCCAAATTGATGAAAGTTAGAAAGGTAATTGCAAATGAAAAAACAAAACAAACAATTGAGTTTGTGGAAAACATTTTAGAACAAGGTAAGAAAGTAATCATCTTTACAAATTTTACCGATACCCTCCAAACAGTTTATCAACATTTTAACAAACATGCTGTTTATCTTGATGGTAGTTGTTCTAATTCGGTTCGTCAACAAGCGGTCGATAAATTTCAAAACGATGAAAAAGTAACCGTATTTGTTGGAAACTTAAAGGCTGCTGGCGTTGGGTTAACCTTAACCGCCGCTGAGGTTGTTATAATGAACGACCTTTCATTTGTTCCCGCTGAACACTCACAAGCTGAGGACAGGGCTTATCGTTATGGTCAAAAATCAAATGTATTAGTTTATTATCCAATTTACGATAACACAATTGAAGGCGCAATATATGACATTCTTAATAAAAAGAAAGAAATTATACGAACCGTAATGGGTGATCAAATACAAGAAAATATTGGTGATATCGCCGAAGAAATTCTTAAAATGATAAATAAGTATCGATAGTTATATTTATCTATAATGGAAATCAAAATAAAATTTAACGACACTAAATTTCAAAAAGAAGATAAAGAACTTATTGATAAGTTTATAAATCTTTTACAAGAAAAATACCCATTAAAAAAATCAATCACAATAAAATTTTTGGGCAAACAACTTGGGTCAATGTCTACAGGATCAAGAACTAATAATGGTGAATTAAAAGTTTTAGCCAAAAACCGATTGAATAGAGATATAATGAGAACATTAGCGCACGAATGGGTTCATGAATATCAGATGTCGGTTCAAGGTAGAGAACACGGTCCTAATATTGGTGGAAAAAACGAAGACGAAGCAAACGCATTTGCAGGAAGATTGGTTAAAATGTTTGAAAAACAATACCCTGATTTAGAAAAAAAACTTTATGAATCAAAAACTTTATCAAACAAAATTTCTTTACTTGAACAAAAGTTATTGATTTCGGAAAAAGACCAATTACAAAAAAATTTTATAAATGAAATGAAAAAAATTGGTATTGATAAATTACCATATTCATATTCCTCTTTAAAAAAATTCATAGATTCCAAAACTATGGATGTCCATTATAATAAACACTATAAAGGATATGTTGAAAAACTTAACAAAGCTCTTTCAAGTAAAGATGGTGATATGGAACTTGAAGAAATAGTTAAATCTATAAGTAAGTTTGATAATACGGTTAGAAATAATGCGGGAGGAGCATTTAACCACGCATTATTTTGGAAAATGTTATCACCAAAAAAACAAATCCCAAAAGGAGAGATTTATCAACAGATTAAAAAAGACTTTGGTAATATTAAAAAAATGAAAGATGAATTTAATGCTGCCGCTAAAGATAGGTTTGGATCAGGGTGGGCTTGGTTATATTTGGACAACAAAGGTAAATTAAAAATAATGTCTCTTCCAAACCAAGATAACCCCTTAATGAATGTAATCAAAAAAGGTGGGTTCCCACTTTTAGGATTAGATGTTTGGGAGCACGCTTATTATCTAAAATATCAAAACAAAAGAGATGAATATATTAACAACTTTTGGGATGTTGTTAATTGGGAATTTGTTAATGATTTGTTTTTAACAAAAACAAAAAAAGAAAAAACACAACTAAAGGAAGAAGTAACTGAAAATTTTAAAAAGTCAAAAACTAAAGTTGAGTACCTTTGTAAATATAGTTTGTATAGAGGTAAAGAAAATTCTCCTTTTTGTAGATTAAAAAATTTTGTAGACACAATAAATGATCAATACATTAAAAATGAGATTGAAGATAGTGTGGTTAGATTAGATAAATTTTTTAATAAAAAAACAGTTGGTACATTTCCAATGATTGTAGAGTTAAGTTTAAAAGATCCTCTACAAACAGGTAACTTTTTAAAATTAGTTTCTGATTTTATTATTGATGACGACAACGAATATGATAATGAAGAGACAAAAAAAATACTAAGAAAACAAAAAAACGCAACTACAGTTCCTGAAAATTTACCAGACCTTTTAGCATATGCAAGATATAAAGAACACCAAAAACATGAAAATAGATTTGTTGGTAAATATTTTAAACACAAAAAAACTAAACTACAATTAAATTATCGTTGTAGTGATGACGCTAAAGAAAAGTTAATTGATACTTTAATGAAAATTCATAATAATGAAGAAACTTTAAACTATCATTTCTTTAGAATAACCAAATGTTTGGTAGATTCATTTAAGTCGGGATCATACTACTTGAAAGCGGATTTAGAGACTATTGAGGATTTTTTGGATGAAGACGGGAATGTTATTTATCCTGCGGGATCTCATTTTGAAGCAAAAAAAATGGACCCATTTATTGACAGCTACCTTTCAGAATTCTTTTCAATATTTAAAGAAAGTGCCATTTCAGACAAAAAACCAATAGTTGGTGAGTTGTATAACACATTAGTTGATAAAATTTTTATTTGGTTAAATAAAAATGAAAGTGCAAAAAATTACTTAGAAAAAGTTAAAAGTTTTATGTCAGGTATAATATACCAAGATGACACAATAGTTCCCACAAAATACATACAATTATATTGGTCCAACAAAGGTCAAAGAAGTTGTGACGAAAAAAGAGTATCAATAAGATTTAGAATAGATCCAAAATACTCACAAATAGATGCGTACAAATTTATTGATTCTGACACTTTAGAGAGTTTTAAACTAACGGTACCTAATAATGAAAAAGAGTTAGTTTATTGTCCAACAAAATAATTCTTTTTGTTTAGATATTTATAAAAAAAATCTTATGGCAATTATTAATGAACCCGAAAGAAGTGAATTTTATCAAAAAGTAAGACACTTACTTGGAGCTCCTTTAAGATCGGTAGAGTTAGAGGATGAAATGATGGATACTCTGTTAGAGTACTCAATAGATGACTATTCCCAATATGTACAAGATTGGTTAACCGAATCCCAATGGACTTCATTATATAATCTAAATTTAGACACTCAGTCTTTATCTAGAGCATTTGTAAGTAAAAGTTTAGATTTTGAAACCAGATACACTTATGCGTATTCTAAAATTGTTGGTTTACAAGCGGGAGGTGATTGGGTAATTAAAAAGGATTTTGTCCAATTAGTGCCAAATCAACAAATATATGAAATTCCAGCAGGTCGTGAAATAAATGAAATTTTATGGTTTACACCATCAACTTTAAATACTGCAATGTTTGGTGTCGGTGGATTTGCCGGTATTGGAGCAGGAACTGGTTTAGGTGGAGGAGGAGGACTTGCTCAAATTGGTAATATGGCGGGAAGTTATTATTTAACTCCAGCGTTTGATACTTTACTTAGAATGCAAGAAGTAAACATACAAAGAAGAATGTTTGCTGGGGAGTTAACTTATTATATTACCGCACTTCCCGGAGGTAAAAAGGGGTTACACTTATTAAACACACCAGGTGGTAGATTTGATTTTGGTAACGCAGAAATGTCAAACCATCAAGTTTGGTATTGGTATTATGACACCACAGATGGTGATAGAGACAAATGTTTAGCGGACAATCCTGATATAGTATTATTACCATCTGATGTTCCATTTGATAAATTAAGTTGGTATAAATTAAACAATCCCGCACAAGTTTGGGTTAGAAGATGGTTTACCGCTTACTGTAAAGAAACACTTGCAAGAGTTCGTGGTAAATTTAGTGGTAGTTTAAAAACTCCTGATGGTGAACTAACTATGGATTACGCCGCATTAGCAACCGAAGGTAAAGACGAAAAAACAAAACTAATAGAAGAGCTCATTGGTGCCGAAGGAAGATTAACAAGACTTCGCCCTGAAAAAATAATGGAGAGAGAAGCATTACTTGCGGAAAATCTTAACAAACAACTTAAGTTTAGAGCGATGCCTCGTCAAATATATGTAATTTAATTTTATGCCAATTGTAAAAAACAAACCTGTTAGAAAAACTGTTTTCAGAGGAGAAAGATCATTAAACCTTGACACTTTTGAAACTGTCATAGTAAGTGATGAAATCTATAAAACAAATGGTGAGAATCTTTTAATTATAAAGGATGTCGCACAGTCTAAAGTGAAATTAGATTCAACAACTACTGACAAAATTAAAATAAAAAGTTTAACCAATTGTACGATTATACCCGACATAGGTCGAATAGATGAGGATTGGGATGAAATTTCTATCGGTAGAGGGGCTTGTGTTGAGTTACAAAATGTTAATGGTATTTGGTATGTGTTGTCGT